TAAAGTATGGTATTTGTAATTCATTGTTTACCGCACAGATGCCAGTTGCAAGTTCTGCTAAGATAACAGGTTCATATGAAATGACTGAACCAGCACATTCCGCAATCTTCAATAGAAGAGTAGTTGGTGGTGAGATTATGATTGTAAACAAATATCTAATTGCTGATTTTGAGAAACTTGGAATTTGGGGTGAAGATCTTAAAAATGAAATTATCTTAAATGAGGGTTCAATTCAAAACATTAACTTCAACAATTATCTTGACCCTGAAGATAAAAAATACAATCAAAAAGTTAAACGTATTGAACACTTGATGAAGAAGTACAAAACGATTTGGGAGATTTCACAGAGAGAATTAATTGACATGGCGGCAGATAGAGCTCCATTTATTGACCAATCACAATCAATGAATATCTATATGGCAAACCCAACTTTGTCAAAGGTAACCTCGTCACACTTCCACGCTTGGCAAAAAGGATTGAAAACACTTTGTTATTATGTAAGAACAAAAGCGATATCAACAGGTGCAAAACATTTAGCGGTAGATATTTCTAAAATAGAAAAACCAAAAGTTACACCAACGTTACCACACGTTGACATAATAAAAGATAAACCAAGTGATTCACCATTTGAATGTTTTGGTTGTTCAGCTTAAAAAATAGAAATCACGACACAATGTCGTGATTTTTTGTTTTATGGTATTTATAGAAAAAATATAGGATATATATTTATTGTTATGGCAAATGGTTTTACTTTCGGAATTAACTTTCCTTTTAGAGATTCTTTTGAAGGTGATTATTTGAGTTTATCTCAAAGTAATGACCAAGAAATTAGAAGTAATTTAATTCACCTTCTTCTCACTAGAAAGGGTACAAGATATTATTTACCTGATTTTGGGACAAGACTTTATGAGTTTTTATTTGAACCTTTGGACGGTCCTACTTTCACCGAACTAGAATCAGAAATAAGAGATGCTGTTAATGAATATATACCGGGTATTACAATAACAAGTGTTACAATTACACCAGGTTCTTTAGGTGAGGAAGATAAAGGTACTTATATTGGTGAAAACGACCAAAGGGAATTTACAGTTCCAAACATTGGACAATTAGAACACACCGCAAAAATAAAAATTGACTACACTATAACTGAAAGTGCGTTTAACAGTAGTGACTTCATTATCATCAACATTTAACCTATGGCAAATAAAAAAATATCATATACAACAAGGGATTTCCAATCGATAAGAACGGAATTAATAAATTTTACTAAAACATATTATCCCGATTTGATAGACAACTTCAATGACGCTTCGATATTTTCTGCGTTGTTGGATTTAAATGCTGCGGTATCCGATAATTTACAATTCAATATTGATAGAAGTATTCAAGAAACAGTACTTCAATATGCACAACAAAGGTCATCAATTTTTAATATTGCTAGAACTTATGGTCTTAAAGTACCAGGTCAAAGACCATCAGTCGCTTTAGTAGATTTTTCAATTATTGTACCTGCTTATGGTGATGCCGAGGATTTGAGATATTGTGGGGTTTTAAGAAGGGGAGCACAAGTGAATGGTTCAGGACAAGTTTTTGAAACCGTTGCCGACATTGACTTCGCAGCACCACTCAGTGCTGATGGTGTTCCAAATAGATTAAAAATACCAAATTTTGATAGTAACAACAAACTATTAAATTATACAATTGTTAAGAGAGAAACAGTTGTGAATGGTACAACAAAAGTTTTCAAAAGAGTAATAACACCAAATGATGTAAAACCTTTCTTTGAACTGTTTTTACCTGAAAGAAATGTGTTAGGGGTGACAAGTGTACTTCTTAAAGATGGGACTCAATATGCAAATGTTCCTACTGTAGAAGAATTCTTGGGATTAGACAACAGATGGTACGAAGTTAATGCGTTGGTTGAAGACAGAATATTTGTAGAAGATCCAACCAAAGTTTCTGATAACCCAGGTATCAAGGTTGGAAGATATATTCAAACCAATACAAAATTTATTTCTGAATTTACACCTGAAGGATTCTGTAAATTAACTTTTGGGGGAGGAAGTCAATCTGCTGATGAACAACTAAGAGAATTTGCAAGAAACGGTTTTCAGTTGGATTTATACAAATATTCAAATAATTTTGCTTTAGGTTCTACACTGAAGGCAAATAGTACTCTGTTTGTTCAATATAGAATAGGTGGTGGTACAGGTAGTAATTTAGGTGTAAATGTTATCAATCAAATTGGGACTGTTAATTTTAACGTTAACGGACCTTCAGTTTCCGTAAATACGAGTGTTGTTAATTCACTTTCTTGTACGAATGTAACTGCAGCAATCGGTGGAGCAGCTTTCCCAACAACAGAGGAAGTAAGAAATTTAGTAACATATAATTTTGCAGCTCAATATCGTGCAGTAACTATTAATGACTATGAATCCTTAATTAGAACAATGCCATCACAATTTGGAGCACCTGCAAAAGTAACAATAACAGAGGAAAACAACAAAATTAAGGTTAAAATGTTGTCTTATGATGAGACAGGTAATTTAACTGAAATTATTTCAAATACACTGAAAAGTAATGTTGCAAATTACCTTTCAAACTATCGTATGATAAACGATTATATATCAATAGAAACGGCAAACGTAATTGATTTAGCATTTAATATTGATGTGATTTTAGATAATAGTCAAAATAGAGGTGCGGTAATAACACAAATAGTAAATAATGTTACTACTTTTATGTCACCAACCACCAGAAATTTAGGTCAAAACGTAAATATTTCTGAACTTAGAAGAATTATACAATCACAAAATGGTGTATTAACATTATCAAACATAACTGTTTTCAACAAAGTAGGAGGTGAGTATTCTTCTTCGCAAACCTCACAAGCTTATGTTGACCAAGAAACAAAAGAAATCGAATTAATTGACGACACAATCTTTGCAGAACCTAGTCAAACATATCAAGTAAGATTCCCAAATAGGGACATCAATGTTAGAGTTAAAAACTTTGGAACAACCAACTTCTCCTAAAGATTTATTTTAACAACCTTACCACTATCTTTTTGAAATTGGTATATAAACTATTTATTTTAAAAAGATAATAAATGTCTAATTCATACAGAATAAGAACCGAGGTAGGTAAAGATAAATTTATTAATGTATTACTTGAACAAGATTTCGAATACTTAGAAATACTTTCCTTAAAGATACTACAAAGTCAAATTTACAACAGACTTTGTTCTGATTATGGAGTTATTGCTGGTAGAATTACAGCCAACTCAGGTTTCGGTTTACCTAATTGTAAAGTTTCCATTTTCATTCCATTGAGTGATGAAGATAGAAATAACCCAATAATTTCAGATTTGTATCCATATCGTACCATTTCTGATACGAATGATGATGGATATCGTTATAATCTATTACCTTATGTCAAATCACATAGTGGTCATAACCCAACAGGGTCTTTTCCTGATAGAATCGATGTACTTACTGATTCTAACGTAATTGAGGTCTATGAAAAATATTATAAATTCACCGCAAAAACAAATGAAAGTGGTGACTATATGATTTTTGGTGTTCCGTTGGGAACTCAAACTATCCATGTTGATATCGACTTGTCTGACATTGGAGAATTTTCGTTAGCACCACAAGATTTAATAAGACTTGGGCTTGCAACAGAAACACAAGTAGCTGGCACACAGTTTCGTTCATCAACTGATTTAAATACGTTACCTCAAATTATTTCTTTCAATAGAACAATAAACATAGAACCACTATGGGGAGACCTAAATGTTTGTACAGTTGGTATAACAAGAAGTGATTTCGATATTACATCGGAAGCTGGTATAAACATTACACCCACGGCTATCTTTATGGGTAGTATTTTTTCAAATGGTAATGACCAATTCCAAACAAGAAGATGTCGACCAAAAATTAAAAGTGGTGATTTATGTAATCTGATTACAGCTCCTGGTGAAATTTTAGCGATTAGACAAACTATTAACATTGATAACTTGGGTAGACCAATATTGGAAACTTATGAGTTAGATTCGGGTGGACAAGTTATAGACGACAATGGAACATGGTTAGTTGATGTCCCTATGAACTTGGACTATGTAACAACAAATGAGTTTGGGGAGAGAGTTATCTCAGATGACCCAAATATAGGAGTGCCCACTAAAGGTAAGT